AGATACTGTAGCGATGATATTTTGGTTAAAGAATAGACGACCTGATAAATGGAAAGAGAAGAGGGAATATGAACCGGCAGTAAAAACAGAACCTCTAAAAGTTGTAAAGGTATCAGAAGCAAATGGAACTTAAAGTTAATGATCATTTTTACGATTTATTCTTTGATTGGGATTTTGATATACTTCTGTGCATAGGTGGATATGGATCGGGTAAATCGCACGAGATGTTTAGTAAAGTGGCTTGTAAAATAGCACAGGAACAACGTAGGGCGGTCGTAGTAAGAAAGCATTACACTACATTGAGGGAAAGTTGCTTTGAGGATTTAAACGAAGCTATAGAGCGTGTAGGTGTGTCTAACGACTTTAGACCGTTAGTGTCGCCTTTGAGTGTATTGGGCAAAAATGGAAGCAAAGTTATATTTAAAGGATTGGACGACAGAAGAAAGATAAAGTCTATTAAAGGTATAGACTTAATAGTGGCAGAAGAAGCGAACGAAATAGAGATAGATTTGCTGAAAGAGTTAATTAATAGACTGAGGTCCACAGATAAAAGAGGTCATTTAATATTGATGACTAATCCTGGACTTGAAGGGGATAGCATAGCACAGTTGTTTTTCAACGAGTTTGGGTTTAAACCTGAGGAGTTATACTCTAAAAGGCAGTTAAGTGCGGTTAAAACAGTAAAGATAGGCGATACAGAGGAAACTGTAAAAATAAAGATACATCATTCAACTTACTTAGATAATATAAAAAACCTACCGGCTATGTTCATATGGAACTTAGAGAATGAGAAAGACGATGACTTAAGAACTATAGCGAAAGAAGGTAGATACGGAGTAACGTCTGCTACTGTATTCAGAAGAGTAAGAAGAGAGAAAAATGTAAAAGACATGCTAAAGAAAAAGCAAGGTCTATTGTTTTATAACGGGCTTGACTTCGGGTATTCGTTATCATATGACTGTATGGCCAAGTGTGCGATAGACAAAACAGAAAACACGCTATACATTTACGACGGATTCTATCAGAGGGAAATGAGTGTTGAGGCATTATCTGAGAATATATACAACATAGCAAGGGGCGGGGAACCTATAACGGCAGATTGTGCTGACAGTAGATTGATAAATGAACTAAGAAGAGCGGGGCATAAGGTAATTGAAGCAAAGAAGGGGCAGGGTTCAGTTAATTACGGATTAAGAAAACTAAACACGTTTACAGAGATAGTTATTGATGAAAAGCTATATAACATGGTGAATGAAGGTAACGGAATTTATAGAGGTATTGGAAACGACTTTGAAGGGCTTGCAAGGGCTAAGAATAGAGATGGAACAATATCGCTGACGGAGTTTAACATAGATCCGCACGGAGTAGATTGTGTTCGGTATGGTATAGAAGAGTATAAAACGTTTGATTACAAGAATTATGATAATAAGCCGCAGGGGTGGTAAAATGTATAGTGTGCTAATGGGAGTATTTTTTATAGTCTTATTTATAATAAACTTAGAATAAAGGGGGGTAAGGTGGAAAGATACTATTTAGACGGCAAAGAATATAACGACCACGAAACAAGCGAGCGAATTAGAAGAGCGATAGGCGGGAAACATCTGTACAAAGGGCAACACTCAAAAGTATTCTTGCCTCAGTTTATTGAGGTTCTCAGGGAATATGGCTATGCAGTAAACGGAAACAATGTCACTGTTCCGATGTCGCAATTTAAAGATAACAAGTATAATACGACTTATGGAAACGTCGGTGTTGAGACAATGTTTACAAGTGTTAATATGCCAAAAACTATAACGGACGGTTTTGTGTCTTTGCTGTTTGGCAGTGGCGTAAAGGTAAATATAGATGATAATGATGGTTTTAATGAGTGGTTTAGGGATTGGAGTGAAAGAGTAAAACTTCACAGGAACTTGATTAAGGCTGGAAGGTCGCAGAGTTTTAGAGGCGATGCAATACTAAAGTTAAGACTGAAAGACAGTAAAGCTGTAATAAGTGTTATTCCTTCTACAGTGTGGAGACCTATTTTATCAGAAGATGATGAAACGGAAATAATCGGGCATATAATTATACATGAATATGAAGAGAAAAATGAGGCAGAAAACGAAACGGTAAAATATATTAAAGCGGAATATCACACAAGTGGTAAAGCAGAGTATAGAAAGTATGCTCTGAAAGATGGAAGGTGCATTCCTGTTATGTGGGACGGAGAATCGACCGAAGGAATGATATTATCCGAGGACGGATTAGGATATTACGAAGATACAGGCGTTCCTTTTCCTTTAGTGTTTAGAATACCAAATTTTGAGTTAGATGACTGTTACGAAAGCATGAGTGATTATCAAGGGGCAATGAGTGAGTTTTGTAGGCTTGATATAAGAATGTCACAGAGCAATAGAATACTAGATAAATACGCTGAGCCTGGAATGGCGGGTCCACCTATCAATAGCGAACCTGATCCGTTGACAGGGCAACTTAAACAGAGAGTTGCTTCTAAGTATATTAATGTTCTACCGGGAGAAGCAATCCCACAGTATATTACGTTCAATGGAGATTTAGCTAACTCTTATGAAATGATAGAAAGATTAAAAGCTGATATTTGCGAGATAACACAATATTCAAGAGCGCTTGTAGATATAAAATCGGGTAGTGTGCCGAGTGGTTCGGCACTTGAAAGAATGATAATACCTACGTTGAAAAGGGTAGAGGAAAAGGCAACACTATGGGAAAGTGATTTGAAAAATATAATTTTAGGTGCGATGATACTTGAGGGCATGACAACAGAAGGAACAAAACACAAGATAAACATTGACTTCTGCAACGGATTACCCGAAGACGAAACAGAAGAAATCGACAACATAATAAAGCAGGTTAATTCGGGGTTGATGTCAAAAGAGACCGCAATAATGGAATTACAGGACTTAGATTCTGAGAAAGCGTTACAGGAAATTGAAAGAATAAAAGGTGATATGTCGGCTCCTGTACCTTCTTTTGGTGATGGTACTATGTAATGTGGAAAAGTGCAAAACTTTGTGGAAAAGGTGACTAAATGCTAACAGAAGCACAGGTAATTAAACAATATGAAGAGTTAGAGGCAATATTAATAAATTTGATAGTAAATAAATTAAAGCGTGGTAACTCAATAGAGTATCACGCTACACTTTTAAAGCAGATTGAAAGCGTTTTAGAGGCTTATAGAAACACTTCAAACAAATATGCGACTGAAACATTGACAAAACTATACAACGACACTCAAGAGCGTGCAAAGGTGTTTTTAGAAGAAAATAACATTGCTAAACTATACGACTTTGCAACTATAAATCAATCGGCATTATTGTTAATGACTGACAACTATAGAAACGGAATATACAAAGCGACTGAAATAGTTGGAAGAAGGTATCAAGACTTATTTAGAAAGGTAACGACGGAGATTGCTACACGTAAACTGGGAACGGGTGAAACGGTAAATCAAGCAAGGAAATTAGTCGTTGATAATCTTACTGATAACGGGATAACAAACTTTACAGATTCGGCAGGAAAACAATGGAGTTTAAAGCAATATGCAACCATGGCTATAAGGTCAACGACAACAGAGGTAATTAACCAAGCGGTATTTAACCAAGCGAAAGAATATGATATGCACTTGATGAAATTTAGTCGACATGGTACAAGTTGTCCAATTTGCGGAATGTATGCAGAGGGCAGAGTTTATTCGTTGAAACAGGGAGATAAATATACTTGGCTTTATTCTATACCGGGATTCAAAGACGGGTACAACTTGTTACACCCTAACTGCCGACACGTTTTAATGCCTTACATTGAGGCTTTAGACGATAATCCGCAACAGACGATACAATATTCAAATAATCACAATGACGAGCGTACAGAAGCACAGAAACGGCATTACGAGGCAAGGCAGACACTAAGGGCAGAGAAAAGAAAGCGGGAAAAGTTAAGAGAAGAAAAAAGTTTAACAACGGGCAATGAAACAGACGACAAAATATTAAGAAGAAGGCTACAGGATAGAATAAACTTTAGTTTAGATAAAACCAAACAAGCCGAGTTTGATATGAAGTCGGCAAAGGAACAATGGCAAAGGGATATGATAAAATAATATTGATTTTAACATATTTGTATGGTACAATTAATTATAAAAGCGCTGTATGACGAGAGCATAACAGGGCAAAAGGAGAGTTGAAAATGGCAGAAAATACAAGTGTAGAAAATACCAATACAGAAACCACTACTACTGAGAATAAAACCGAAACACAGTCGACGGGCGCGATAGAGTGGGATAAGGTGTTATTTGACGACAAAGGGAAAATAGTAGAAGGGGCTTACAAACATATTGAACCTTTAATCAGTAAAAAAGTTAATGACGGAATAAAGACGTGGCAGGAAAATAATCTATCTAAGTATGTATCAAAAGAGGATTATGACAAAATAAGCGCTGAGAGTAAAGCAATTACAGAAAAGATGACTATTGACCTTGAGATAACAAAAAAAATTGCCAACGCTAAATATCCTGACTTGATAATGGCACAGATTAAAAGAGACAATGTGAAAATAACTGAAAATGGTATTTTAGGACTTGAACAGGAAATTGAGAGAGTAAAAACGGCTTATCCTGACCTTTTTACAACTACCGCAAAACCAACTAATATTGGCGGTACAGGTAATAAAGGAGAAGGAAAGCCAGCACTAACTATGGAAGATGTGGCGAAAATGTCACCTGATGAAGTTAATGCAAGATGGGAAGAAATCAAACAAATAAAATAGGGGGAATTAAAAAATGGCTAAAAGTTATACAAACTTTATACCAACAATATGGTCGGCAAGACTTCTTGAGAATTTAAGAAAAAATTTGGTATATGCTTCGCTTGTCAATACTGACTACTCTGGCGACATAGCAGCGGTTGGGGATTCGGTAAAAATAAATCAGTTTGGCGGAGTAACAATAGGAACTTATGATCCGGCAACAGGACTTTCTGATCCTGAGAAAATAACGTCTTATCAGCAGACGCTTACAGTTGATCAGGCTAAATATTTCAATTTTATGGTAGATGACATAGAAAAAAGACAGGCTAATGTAAACTTAATAGATGGAATAATGGCAGAGGCAGCATATGGAATAGTAGATGTAATAGATCAGTATGTAGCTGGACTTTACACAGGCGTTGACACTTCAATGCTAGTAGGAGACGATACGACACCTAAGTCAATTACAACAGATGCTTATGACCAGCTTATAGCGTTATCTGTGAAACTTACAGATAACAAAGTGCCAAAAGTTGGTAGATGGGTTGTAATACCGGCGTGGTTTGAAGGAAAGCTTTTGCTTGATGATAGATTTGTTAAGTATTCTGAGTCGGCTAATACAAGACTTGAAAACGGAGCAATCGGAAGAGCGGCGGGATTTGATGTATATGTATCTCACAACGTACCAAACACAACAGGAACAAAATACAAGATAATAGCTGGAACTAATCAGGCTATAACATACGCTTCTCAGATAACTGAGACAGAAGCATATAGACCGGATAAATTTATTGCCGATGCTGTAAGAGGGTTATATGTGTATGGAGCAAAACTTGTAAAAGACAGAACCGATACAGGATCAAAAAGACTTGCGGTACTAACTGCAAATATAGGATAATAGAAGGGGCGCAAGTCCCTTTCTTTATATTAAAGGAGGTTAAGATGTGGATTAAAAATAAAGTGACAAGTGCTATATTTGAAGTTGATGAAGAGTTGGCAAAAGAATATATAAAAAATTATCCCGATTTAGAAGAAACTGTTGCGCCTAAGATAAAAAAGGGATAAAAATAGAACCTAAAGAACCTGAAACACCGACATTTACACCTGAGGGGGCGATGTAATGGCAATAACGGTAGGAACTGACACATATGTAACATTAGCGGAGTTTAAAACATATCTTGGTAAAAAATATGGAGTAGATACAGTTATAGCGTTATCCGATGCAGACTTAGAAAAACTTCTAGTGTGTGCGTGTAATAATATAGAATTACTACAGTTTGATAGTGCGTGGGATGTAACAAACCAAACTTTAAAATTTCCTAGATTGTATGAGGATAAAGTGAGCAACAATGTTAAACTAGCACAGATGGAAGAAGCTATATCTCTAAAATTAGATAGTGGAGTAACCAACAATAGAATAGCAAACGGAATAAAATCCGTAAGCATAGATGGAGCGAGCGAAACATACGTTGATAGAGATACGTTTAGTGTTTTAGGGCTAGCAAGTAGAAGGGCATACACATTGCTGCAGAGTTATATACTCAAAGCTATGACGATGGGGTGATAATATGATATATAGCGATGATATGTACCCTAACGATATTACAATATGGACTTCGAGCGGATTATCGGCAGAAGGGCAACCAACGGGATGGACTAGGACAACACAAAAGGCAAGAGTAAATGAGTTTATTGAAAAAAAATATACACCTGAGGGGGTTCAAACATTTAACATGGTGCGTGTTAGAACCTCTAACAATCTAGGAGAAAATTTTAGCCTTGTGGTTGGGGTAAGCATTTCAAGCGAACCTTTAATAACTGCAATCAACTTTGTGGGAGGCGTAACTATAAGAGATTTAAACTCTGAAATAGTAGGATATAGATACGAGGCTAAGAAATGATAGTAACGGGCGTAGAAGATGTAATTCAAAATATAAATAAAGCTTTAGAAAATAGCGGAAAAGCTGGTCAAAAGGCTTTAACTGATGTAATGTTTGATGCGGCAGGGAAAATGATTGATAGAACCCCGCTGGATATGGGAGACTTGAGAAAGTCTTGCAAAGTTACACTAAACAATCACGATATAGGGCAAGGAACCGTGAGTGGTATAGTTAAAACGGGCGAGGCGGGTTATAGTGCGCTTAGTAACAATATAGAGGGAGAAATATCTTTTAATACGCCTTACGCGGTAAAAATGCACGAGGATTTGAGTTACAACCCACAAACACCTGGGACTGGCCCGAAATATGCCGAAAGTGTAATAAATGAAAACGGTTCAAAATACATAGAATATATAAATAAAAAAGTGGGTGATACACTTTGACAAAAGACGATGTGCCAAGTGGATTGATTAGGACTTGGTTGTTATCAAAAGGTTATACAGAAGTTTATAAAAATTTTAAACCTAATACAACAACGGAATATATAAGTGTATTTGACTATGCTGGTCCAACCGTGTTTAAAAACATAGCTGAACCGGGAATACAAATATATGTAAGGGGCAAGGATTACGATACGACATATAAAAAAGTATGCGACATAAGAAATCTAATGGAAAATGATGCGATATATGGCGACATAGCTACACCAGCAACTGACATTGCTTCATTAGGTAAAAACGGCGACTTTTGGGAGTTCACAATAAATTTTTATTTGATAAAAGATATATAAGGAGGTATAAATGAAGTTA